CATCTATACCATTACCAAAAAATATAAATGAAAATATAAATGAAAATATAAATGAAAATATAAATGAAAATATAAATGAAAATATAAATGAAAATATAAATCAAATTAAAAATAATAAACATCAAGATAATATTGATTTACCACAAAAAACATTATTAGAAAGTTTTAATCCAGAAACATTTATAACTAATAAAAAATCATCTGACAATTTAAAATTTTATAATTTACCTTATGTATCTCATAAAAATACAATAGAAAAATTTGAAGACACTACTATTACAAAATTAGATTGTGATTTATATATTAAACATATAAATGAATGTAATAAATGTAAATCTATTTGTTTAAAACAATTTGGTATAGAAACAGATAGAATAAAAAATGAAGAAATAATGGAAATTATTTCTTATATTGTTTTTGGATTATTTATATTACTGTTAATTGATTATTTAAAAACTTCTAAATAACGTTACTTTTAAAAAAGTAACATCAAAACTAGGCTCACGCCTGCAATAACTACTACTATATAAACCATAATAATTTATTTGCAGGCGCGAGCCTAGTTTTGATGTTACTTTTTTAAAAGTAACTATTACGTATATTAATAAATAATAATTTATTAAAATTTATTAATATTAAAATGGATATAGATGAAAATGACTTGTTGTTTAGTAATGAATACATTCCTTATCCTGAAATAGAAAAAGAAGTATCATCTGAATCAAATGAAGAATTTAAAAAATTTTACGAAAAAGAACAAAGTTTACAAGAAGAAAAAAACATACGTGAAAATTTAGAACGAATATCAATTAAAAACTTTAGTTTAGATGATGAAACAGATGATATTATAAATACAAATAAATTTGAATTACAAAATTTAGACACAAATAATAATTCAAATACAACTGGTAATTTTAAAAGAAGAATAAAAGAAGTTATAACATATATTAGTGTAGATTCTAGAGATCGAAAAAAGTCATTATACTCTAAAGCTAGTTATTTTAAAATTTTTTTAGGTAAAACATTTTATAACGTTAAAAGTATTAAATTATCTAGTATGGAATTTCCAAATACAAATGCTGTTATAAATTCAAATAATAATAAAATATATTGGAGAAATAAAGAAGATATTGATATAGATAAAATTAATGATATAACACAACAATATCCTATTTATAGTAGTACTCTTAGAATAGGTAGTTATGTTGCTACATCTTTACAAACAGAAATATTTAATAAATTATCATTAGTAAAAAGAGAGGATGGTGATTCTGAAAATTTTCATTATTTTATTGTAAATTTAGATTTAGACACTGATATAGTAACATTTACATCACTTATTTTATCTCAATTACCTGTTAATTGTTTATCAACACTTTCTGGATCAGGTCTAATTACAGTAAAACATCCAAATCATGGATTAAAAGACGGCGACCAAATTTATTTAGTTGGAGCACAAACAATAGCTGGAATATCTGGTCAATATTTAAATACAATACATACTATAAATGTAACTGACCAAGATAACTATACATTTGAAGTTATCATTAAAGCAGCTGTTCAAGTATCACTTGGAGGTGGTAATATAGTAAAATCTGGAAAAATAGCACCTTTTCAACTCCTATTTGGTGATTATCCTAACACAGTTGCTCAAAATATAGGTTTCCCCTTAGAAAATAGTTCACAATTAATTAAGACATACATTAAATCAATTGATACAATTTATCAAGTTTTAATTACAACTACAGAACCACATCGTTTAATTAACACATTTGATAATTTAGGCCAAACTTGTACTATAACTGGATCAGGAACCACACCAAATATAGATGGGTCTACTAGAATTATAACTAAAATAATTAACCAGTATAGTTTTTTAATTTTAGTAAATTCACCTTTATCTATTATTAATCTGGTTAATCCTACTATACAATTTAATTTCCCACCTCATAGTGGTATTTTAAATATAAATTCCATTTCTAATTATAATTTTAATACTGTATTAATAACAAGTTTTACTAATCATAATTATGATGTCTCTCATATTGGATCACCCGTTACTTTATACGAAACAAAAACCGTTCCTGTTTTAGATAATACACATAAAATAGATGGTGTTTTTGCACAAGACAGTTTTACTATAATAGAGACTATATTAGCTGAATCTGATACTAATACAATTGGAGAAGGAGGATATATATCAAGAAATCATCCTATAACTACACATACCGTAGATATTACTAGTATAACTTCTGGGTCAACTACTACACTTGAATGTCCTAATCATAACTTAAGACCAAATGATCAAATACAAATTAATAATACAATATCCAATCCAAATATTAATGGAACTCATCTCATTCATACAACACCTACTCCTGATCTTATTACAATAAATTATCCTACAACTAATGCACAAATATTAACAGATAATGAGAATAGGTCATATATTGGAACTGGTTTATATACAGTTTCTTTTCCAAATCATAATTTCAATAATATAATAAGTATTCAAAATACAACAGGATACCCATCTGGATTTACATTTGGTAATTTATTCACTGTACAAACACAATCACCAATTATTACTTCCATAACAAATGGATCAATAATACGTTTTTCACAGACACAAACATCTGCAAATGTTAATTTAAATACTGGACATAAAGTTGATAGTGTAATAGATTCTGATGAATTTATAATAGGAACAACAAATGGCTCACAATTAACTTCACCAATTACATCTGGTATTATTGGTTTTGATCAAAATTTTAAATTATACAATATAAAAGACGTAGGTGGTGTTAATGGAGAAAATCTTAATAATAAAAATTTTTCAGTAAGAAATATTATAGATGAAAATTCTTTTACTTTTTATACAAACGATTTTTTAACTAATATTATAGAATCAGGAGGTGGAAATTCTGCTTATATAAGTAGTTTAATTCATGGTTTTAGTGGTATACAACAAAATACTAAAGACAATGTCTTAAATAGATCTATTAATTTACAAGGTGAAAATTATAGTTTTTTATGTTGTCCACAACTTTCTACTATGATGAATACTGGAGATGTCAAAAATGTTTTTGCAAGAATTATTTTAGATCAATCCCCTGGTAGCATGGTTTTTTCTTATTTAAGTAATCCAAAAATATTTGATAAAACACCTTTAGATAAATTAGATGAATTAGAATTTTCAATACAAAATCACGATGGTACTTTATACGAATTCAATGACCTAGATTATTCATTTACATTACAAATCACTGAAAATATAGATGTTACTGACAGCTTTAATGTATCAAGTAAAAGAGGTATCGTTGATAATTAATATTTTTATTATGATATTTATATATACATATGAACGATTTTCTTAAAATAAACGAAATAATAGATCTTTTAAAAGTAAATGAAAAAAATGAAATAAATCAATTTAAAAAACAATTAGAACAACAATTATCCCATAATGAATCTAATAACGAATCAAATGAAACTCTTAATAAAGTATCTATACAATCTGATAATAAAAATACCTATACAATATCTGATAAAGAAAGCGTATCAGAACATTTTGAAACTATAGAAAATAATTTATCAAATGAAAATAATTCAATTGAAACAACAGAAGAAATATCTGAAAAAATATCTGAAGAAACAAAAGAAGAAATATCTGAAAAAATATCCGAAGAATCAAAAGAAAAAATATCTGAAAAAACTATAAGTACTAATACACAAACGGATTTTGATACAAACGAAATACAAAACAATGAAATACAAAATAATGAAATACAAAACAATGAAATACAAAACAATGAAATACAAAATAATGAAATACAAAACAATGAAATACAAAACAATGAAATACAAAACAATGAAATACAAAACAATGAAATACAAAACAATGAAATACAAAATAATGAAATACAAAACAATGAAATACAAAACAATGAAATACAAAACAATGAAATACAAAACAATGAAATTAAAATAGATATAGGATTTGTTTTATTTTGTTTTGATCATCGTTTTATAAATAATATGCACGAATTATTACGTAGGGATCAAACAATTAAATCATTTAATTACTTCTCTTTAGCTGGTGGTAGTTTAGGATTTTTAAAAAATGAATTAGGATGTTGGGATAAAACTTGTATAGATCATATTGAATTAGCGCAAAAAATCTATAATATTAAAAAAATAATTATAATAGATCATGAAGATTGCGAAATGTATAAAGATTATTACAAAGATTTAAAAAAACATCCAAAAAGAGAAAAAAAACATCACATTAATAATTTAACTGAATTAATGGAAATTTTTGAAAAACAATTCCAATTAACTGTAGATGCATTTATATTAAATCTCGACGGATCATTTATTAAAATTTAGTAACAATAAAATAAAAATGAAAAATTTTTATTTTATTAATTAGTATATGTCAGAATCTAATATTCCTATTCCAGATGGTTCGTATTTATCTAAAAGAGGTTATGTTATTAGAAAAGATTCTATTTCTGATAAAGAATTAAAATTTCTAAAAACAACTTTAGTTGCACGTCCATTACAAGATGATAAATATACTTTTTTTAATAAACAAGACAATTCTTTTCCAATTTATATTGAAACAAAAAATAAAATTTATATTCCAAAAATGTTTGGTATTAATCGTTATGGATTTCCAGAACGTTTAATGTCCAATTATACAGGAATTATGTGGGATAAAGAAATAAAGTTTACTGGAAATTTATATCCAATTCAACAACAAGCTGTATCAAAATTAGTAAATGAACTAAAAAATGGTAAAACTGGTGGTATCCTAGCTCTTGCTACAGGACTCGGCAAAAGTATTTCCGCACTAAATATTTTATCACAAATTCGAGGGAAAACGTTAGTTGTAGTTAATAAAATACCATTAATGAAACAGTGGGAATCAGAAATTAAAAATTTTTTACCCGATGCTGAAATAGGATTTATTCAAGGTCAAAAAAATGTATCTGTAGATAATAAAGACATAATAATAGCAATGTTACAAAGTTTAGCAAGAATAGATTATCCAGATTCACTTTTTGAAACCATAAATACGGTAATAATCGATGAAATTCATAATTTGTCCAGTCGAGTATTTTCTCAAGTATTATCTAAATTATCTTGCCAATATACTATAGGGTTATCGGCAACACCAAAACGTTCAGATGGTTGTGAATATGTATTTAAACATCATATAGGAGATATAGTTTATGAATCTTTGGTTACAAGATCAGGATTAAATCCAATTATAAGAACAATAAAAATAGATTCAGATGAATATAAAGA